TTGGGGTGAAGCTGATATGAGTAAATCACTTGGATATGATGATACCCTAGGAGATGATGAGTCATATAAAGAAGCGTATAAACATTTTACGAAAGAATTGGGATTATCAGACGAGGAAGCTAAAGAAAGATTATCCGCTATGGGTTACATCCCTGGGGAAAAGGAATTAGTTAGATTAGTTGAGAATCCTAAAAAGTTTATGGAAGATTATATTCAAACAGCTTTGGACAGAAAAAACACAAATAATGATATTGTCAAAAAAAATGAGGAAAAAAAAGAATTTAATCCATTGATTAAAAAACAACTTAATTCTTTAAAAACAACAATAGATGATAATAATCTTGATTTAAATCAAATTTTAGATTACCTTAAAAATGAACAGTAAATTACAACAAAACGTATATACCATACCACCAAAAGTGTTAAATGTCATTAGACACACTGTTACTGGTTTAAATGGTGAAAACGCAAAAGGTAAAAAACGTGCTGAAAAATTGCTTTCAGATGGTAAGGTAACATACGGTCAATTAAAAAGAATTATTCATGATTTAAGTACTATGGATAAGGTAAATGAAAAAGCAAGATACGATCTTTATGGTGGTGCTCAAATGGAAGAATGGGCTAGTACATTTTTAAATGGTGAAAGACAACTAGTTAGAGATAAAAGAGATGCTAGTGCAAACATTAATAATAACACTGGTCTACAACGTAAAAATGCTCATTTAAAAACACATACAAAAAAACCTCAAGGAATTAATTTAGGTATTAAAAGTAATTCAGAGAAATCAGTTGCTAGTGCATTATTTGAGGAAATAAACAGAATGAAAAAAATCATAAATTATTAATATGGCGACACAATTAGAAATTATTGCCGAACAACAAAGAAAAGAACATTTAGCTAGAAACCCTTATGATCAAAATGGTGCTTACAATAGGGAACATCCAAATGCTGTTTCAGATGGTGACGAAAAAGGTAAAAATGAAATCGGTAGTTCAAAAGACATTATAGAAAGAAAACAATTAGTGGGTAAAAACTCATATAACGAAAGTAACGCGTATAACTCTGGAAATATTAATGCTTTATCTGATGGTGATGAAAAAGGTAAAGGTCAAATTGGTAGCAATGGTAGTGTCGGTACTTTAACAGATATCAATGAAAGAGAAAAACTATTAGCTAAAAATGGTTATAATGAAAATCGATTTTATAGCACAGTAAACAGAAATGCGTTATCTGATGGTGATGAAAAAGGTAAAGGTGAGTTTGATGGTAAAGTTGGTTCGTCAACCGATATCAACGAAAGAAAAACGTTAACCGGTAAAAATCGATACGGTAATCAAAACCAATATAATAGTACAAATCCCGATGCTATTTCTGATGGTGATGAATTTGGTAAGGGTGAAAATAATGGTCGTGTAGGTTCATTAACAGATATCAAGGAAAGAACTAGTGGTATCGCTAGAAATGCTTACGGAGAAACTAAAAGATACCCAGATTTTTAATATGACACTTGAAGAATATTTTTCAGAGATAATAGAAGAACAAGTTAAACAGGGTTATGAAAATAGTTCAATTCTTAAAACGACTAAAACTAGACCGATTGTAAAAGCTATTATCACAAGAAATCCAATCACATTTTATTATAGTGGACCTAGAAAACCTAAAAAAAATAGTGTTAAAGCTGGATATCGCGTAAAAGCTGAAGCCGTTGCTTTAGGGTTAAATAAAAAAGGTAATCTAGTTTTACGTGCATATATCAATCCTCCATCAGTTTCTAAAAAAGGATTTAAAAATCCGGACGGCACACCAAATCATAGATGGAGAACGTTTATGTTAGCTAGAATGTCATCTGTTCAAATTCAAACTAACGAGTTTTTTGATGAACCTAGACCACTCTATAATGGCGGTGGTGATGACGCTTTAATGAGTATTACTTATGTTACAACTGATTTTAGTCAAAAATTGAATAGACCTAAAACTAAAATTAACATAGAGCCGTTACAAAAGGTTGATAAAGAAAAGAAACCAACAAAAACCGTTACAGTTACAAAACAAACAAGAAATTTCGACAAAGAAATAGGAACACTTCAGGATGATCTGGCAAATATCCAAAACGATATGGTGTTAAATAATAATGAATATAAAAAAGTGAAAGGTACCGGTACTCCAGATGAAGAAAAATACCTTAATATTTTAAAAGATTTAACCGATAAGAAAAAAGAAGTTACAAAAAGTATCGATTCTTTAGTAGATGACATATCAAAAGCAATTGTTGATAAAGAAACCGCAAAAGCTAAAGAGTTTATGAGAAAGAATGCAAATAAAAAACCTGAGCCAGAAATCATATTACCAACGGCTATTGGTAAACCACCTAAAAAACCAGTACAAAGTAAAAAGGTAGAACCCGAGCCAGAGCAGCCAGAAACACAAGAAAAACCAAAACTACCAGAAATACCTAAAACCAATAAACCAGAAGAAGCCCCAGAAGATAATGAGGATTTAAATGAAGGTGTTTTAGGTAGAATAAAAAAACTATTTAATAAAATGGAGTATCTTTAACTTTATTTTAATTAAATAATAAAATATATTTATAACATTATGGGAAACGGAGCAATTACATCAAACGACTTAATGCAAAAATTAGTTAATGCAAAAAAAGTAATGAATAAGGTTGATGGTGGTAACTTTGAAAGAGGTCACATCAATGAAAATATATTAAGATCATCACCAGAAGACGTACAGTCAATGGATACACCAGCGCCGACTAGAAGAGCGAATCCATCAAATGATCCCGATTTAATTAATAAGTCGAAATTACCTGATAATATAAAAAAAGCTATGATTGAGAACCCAATACCACAAATTTCACTTTCAGAAACTTTGGATATGGATTTCGTAAACAAAGCGAAAAACCTAATGAGAGAAGAAGGTGTTATTTCATCTAAACCTACAGGTCAAAGACAACCCCAAGCATCAACTTCAAATGTTGATATAAATTCAATTGCTACATTAATTGAAAATACAGTTAGAAAGGTTATGGACGAAAAGTTAAACCAATTATTAGCTGCACATCAAACTAGTACTATTAACGAAAACTTAGTATTAAAGGTTGGTGATTCAATTTTTAAAGGTAAAATCACAGGGGTAAATAAAGCAAAATAACTTTCCTTTTTTATTTTAATTTCTTATCATAGACATACAAGTAATATAAAATGTCTAAAATAAGAGTATTAGCAATTCCTTCAGACGCCCATGGCGTAGGTAAGTACAGGGTACTAGACCCGTACAGATTCATTGGTTCCAATTACGGCGAAGAATTCCATGTCGATATTGTCATGGACGTAGCAGATGATGATAAAATATTTGAGAACTATGATATAGTTGTTTTACATAGTTTTATCCACAAAAGCACTTACGAAAGAAATTTAGAAAGAATCGCTTGGTTAAAAGCTAAAGGTATTAAGGTCATTGTCGATATTGATGACTATTGGTTAGTAGACCAAAGACATCCAGCATATCATCAAATTGTTTCAACTAAATTACCAGAAAAAAAAGTTCAATTATTAAAAGCGGCGGATTATGTTACAACAACAACTCCTTTATTTGCTCAGGTGATTAAAGAAAGGTTAGGATTAAAAAACATCCACATTTTTCCAAACGCCGTTGATGATACAGAACCTCAATTCCAACCAAAATCAACTAAATCTGAATTAATCCGTTTTGGATGGCTTGGTGGGTCCTCACATTTGCATGATTTAGAATTGATGCGTGGTAATATATCAAGTATTCATAATTCACATAAGGGTAAGGTTCAATTTGTTCTGTGTGGTTTTGATACTAGAGGAAGTGTAACTGAAATTGATAAGAATACTGGTCAAAAAAGGGTTAGGGACATTAAACCAGAAGAAACTGTTTGGAAAGTATATGAAGATATTTTCACAGATAAATATAAAACTTTAGATCCAGAATACATAAAGTATCTTTTACAATATAAGGAAGGTGATTACGATGATGTAAATCAACCATATAGAAGAAGATGGACAAAAAATATTAGCACTTACGCATCTAATTACAACAATTTTGATGTATCTTTGACTCCATTGGTAGATTCATTTTTTAATGGGTGTAAATCACAACTCAAAGTTATTGAGGCGGGATTCCATAAAAAAGCGGTAATTGCTAGTGAAACTAATCCATATTCGCTTGATTTAAAATCAGCGGTAAGTAATGGGGAATTTACTGACGGTAATGCGTTATTAGTTTCACAGAACAAAAACCACAAACAATGGGCGCAACATATGAAACGATTAATTGACAATCCAAATATGATTGAAGATTTAGGTAATCGTTTATATGAAACCGTTAAAGACAAATATTCGTTAAAAAAAGTTTGCCAAGATAGAGTTCAATTTCTTAAATCAATTAAATAAAACAAACAATTATGTACTACTTAGTAACTATCGGTTATGAAACCGAACAAATGGACAGAGAAGGTAACCCACGTGTTAAAAAAGTCAAATACGTGTTACAAGCCGAATCAGTGGAAGAAGCAACTATTGTTGCTGCGAATTATCGCGCTGGCGATATTAGAGGTAGCGAAAGTTTAAGCGTCGCTAAAATGCCAATCGAATGTGTAATCGATGAAAAAAATACACCAGAATATTATAAAAAGTAAAAATTATGGATAGGGACGATTTAGAAAAATTTATCGAGAAACTTCAAGAATACGAAGAAACGCTTCAAAGCGATGAAAACGTTGGTGAGGACTATTTTAAAGACATTGATGAAACATTGGCTGGAATAAGTAATTTAATCCTCAATGAGCAACAAACAGAATTTAATAAACTCACACTTAAATTTGTAAATAATTCTAAAAACCCTGACCCTACATTTGCTAACGAAGGTGATAGTGGATTTGATTTAAGAGCAAACCTCGAAGAACCAATTACACTATTACCTTTTAAGCGTTTTTTAGTACCTACGGGGCTTCATTTTCAGATGGAAAAGGGTTTTGAAGTACAAGTTAGACCACGCAGCGGTTTGGCGGTTAAAAACGGGATTACAGTGTTAAATACCCCTGGAACTGTGGATAGTCATTACAGGGGTGAAGTTAAAGTGCCACTTATTAATTTGGGAGAAGAACCATTTGTTATAAATAATGGTGACAGGATAGCACAAGGTGTTTTGTGTCCTGTTTTTGGGGAAGGTAAGGTTTATTTAGAATCAACTGAATCTTTAAATGAAACCACTAGAGGTGCTGGTGGTTTTGGTTCAAGTGGAATTCTATGATATTTATAAACAAATAATAATTGAAATTTAAAACTAAAAATTTTGGCATTAAAACCGAAAAGTAGAAGAGAATCAACAAATACTGTTGTTTTAGTTGAAGAGAAAAAAACACCACATAAACAAAGAATCCGAGAGATTATTAAAAAACCAAAAGAAAAGTTTTTAACAAGGAATCAAGAAATATATTGGGACATTTTAGGTGATAATCAAATCACATTATGTTTTGGTCCTGCTGGAGTCGGTAAATCATATATTGCAATGAAAAGAGCAGTTGATTTATTATATGATGATTCCAACAAATACGAAAAAATTATTATTGTTAGACCGGCCGTTGAAGCCGAAGAGAAATTAGGTTCTTTACCTGGTGGTTTAGAAGAAAAACTAGATCCATACATTTACCCATCATATTATTTGTTAAACAAAATAATTGGTAAGGATGCTAGAGAAAAACTAAAAGATGAAGGTTATATTGAAGTTGCAGCGTTAGCTTATATGCGCGGATGGAACGTTGACAACACCATTTTAGTTTTTGAAGAAGCACAAAATGCTACACCTTCACAAATCAAATTATTGTTAACACGTATCGGTTACAACTCAAAGTTTTTTCTTTCTGGTGACTTAGAACAATCTGACAAATTTAAAGATAAAACAAAGTCAGGTCTTTATGACGCAAAGAAAAGATTAGGTGATGTTAAAGGTATTGGAGTTTTTGAATTTGGTATGGAGGATATTGTTAGAAACCCCATCATTTCTGAAATTTTAAATAGATACGAATAGCATTTACTTTAAATAATGTAGGGACTATATTTGGTATATGAATGTTTATATATCAATTGATGGTGTCTTACGTAATTTTGTAAGCCGGTTCCATTATCACTACGAGCAAGCGTATGTTGACGTAGAAAATCCCGATGAATCTTTCGAGTATAAAGTTATTGAGCCAATAGCTAATGACAGTTTAATGAATTGTTTTACTTTTCAATCAAAAGAAGAGTATGATTTTTTCAGGTATATAGAATATCCTATGGAGTTGTATGGTCATTCACCAGTTAGTTATAATGGTGCAATAAATGACTTAAATAAGTACATACACGAAAATCCCACACATAACGTAACCTTGGTCGGTTTAGATGAATTTGGTAAATCTAGACCAGCAACATTCTTTTTCTTATCTAGAAATGGTTGCATGGTTAATAATGTCAAATTTATAACATCTGATAACATTTCAAAAGAATGGGAAAATGTCGACATATGGATTAGTGATAACAAACAAATAATGGAATCCTGTCCAGAGGGTAAGGAGTTCCAATTGTTCGAAACAAAGTATAACCAACACTTTACTTATGACAAAAAAATAAATAAATTGATTGAAGGTCAAGCACCTATAACTTTTGATGAAAATAAATTAATAGAAAATAATTAGAATGGGAGAAATTTTTGGGAAGAATTACTATCTAGATTTAGATGCTGCGGTTGCGGTTTGTAAAACTGGTGATAATATTCAAGATGAGGATGGAAAAGATATTGTAGAGATAAATGTCTTTAAATACGAAATGGTAAAAATGGCGATTGATAGAATCCTTGGCGAGATTGACGAAGTCGATGAAGAAATGGGTGTCTTTGGTCAAAAAAATACATCAATATCATTTAGGTTAGCATTTAACACATTAATAAAATACGGAATAATAATCGAAGACAATGAGTGAAAAATTAAAAAACATCGAAAAATTAGAAGATGCTTTAAGTAGATTAGATAACAACCAAAGTGTTGTTTATTTTTTATGTTACGACACAAAAGGCAACGCAAGAGCCGCAGTAAAACATATATACGATTTAGCGCTAATTACAAAACAAAACGGATTCAATAGTAAAATACTAGTTGAAGATAAAAACTATCCAAGTGTCAGTAGTTGGTTAGGTGATAGATATAACGATCTTGAAGTCGTTTCAATTAAAGATGATAAAATTGAAATTAAAATTGACGACATGATAGTTGTGCCAGAATATTATTCTAATGTTTTACAGCAATTATCTAATATTCGTTGTATTAAGGTAATGTTAGTACAGCAAAAAGAATATATTTTTGAAACATTATCTATTGGTAGTAAGTGGGCTGAATTTGGTTTTGATAAAGCAATCGCAACCACCGCAGCGTCTAAGGAATATATTCAAAAATATTTTCCAGAAACTTTGGTTTACCTATTACCACCAATCATTGATGATATTTTTAGTGAAAGTAAAAAACCATTAAAACCATATATCGCCATTTCAAGTAGAGATAGATTACAACACAGAAAACTAATTTCAGAATTCTACTTGAAATACCCACAATTAAGATGGGTAACATTTAGAGACATGGTTCAAATGTCCTATGATGAATTTGCTGAATCGTTAAAAGAATGTTTTGTATCTGTTTGGATTGATGATGAAAGTACGTTTGGAACTTTCCCTTTAGAATCTATGAAATGTGGTGTACCGGTAATTGGTAAAATACCAACAACGGAACCTGATTGGTTAGGTGAGAATGGTATGTGGACATATGACATCAATAAAGTAGTCGATTTATTGGGTACATATTGTTTAGCTTGGTTAGAGGGTGTTGAAATCGGAGACGATGTTAAAGAAAAAATGAAAGAAACCTTAACCCCATATAATAAAGAAATAACTGCACAAAATACTGTTTCAATCTTTAATTCATTAAGAAATAAAAGAAAAGAATCAATTACTACTGCACTAGATAAATTAAAAGTAGAAGAAGAAATATGAAAAATATAACAATTTTAGTTCCAGTACATAAGTTAGACAATGATTATGATAAGATGCTAGAAAACGCATTAGATTCTGTCAAAGAATTTCATAACGATGTTAAAGTTAAAATTATTTGTCCTGAAAAATTAAATAAAAAAATTAAAGAATTCAATTTTGGTCAAAAATTAGAGGTTGAGGTTATTTATAACACATCAAAAGAAACCGATTTTTGTAGTCAAATAAACTTGGGCATCGATGCTTGTGATACTGAATGGTTTTCAATTTTAGAAGTTGACGACGAGTATCAAAAACCTTGGTTAAAAAGTATGAATGAATACGTAACCGAATATCCAGATGTTGATGTTTTTTTAACCATCGTTAAAGACATTGATCCGGAAGGTGAATTTGCTAGTTTCACAAACGAATCTGTCTGGGCTTACGGATTTTCAGATAAGCAAGGCGTTTTAGATAATGAGGTTTTATTAGAATATCAAAACTATCAAACGAGCGGTGGTTTATATAGAACTAGTGTTATTAAAAATAACGGATCATTTAAAAGTAATATTAAACTGACTTTTTCATATGAATTATTGTTACGTTTAACAAATAACGGTGTAAATGTTATGAGTGTTCCTAAAATTGGTTACAGACACGTTAATTTAAGAGAAGATTCTTTATTTTGGAATTATAAAAATGATGAAAAAGAAAAATTGACGGAAAAAGAAGTTAAATTCTGGTTAGAAACGGCTAAAAAAGAATTTTTTTATAAAAATAAGCGCGAAATAAACTATGTAGATTAAAAAAATGCCTAGAAAACGTACCCAAAAAATTTATTTTGGGGAGGATCAAGAAAAGGCAGTAGTTAATTACTTAGAAAGTACTGACGAAGCAGAAAGAAACAAGATATTCAATGAATATTTAAGAGAACCTCTCATCACGATGGTGGAAAGCATCATCAGAAGATATAAATTGTATAGAAAAGATTATGAATTCAGTGATTTACATACTGATACAATGTCTTTTTTAATTACAAAAATGAACAAATTTGATCACACCAAAAACCATAAAGCGTATTCTTATTTTGGAACTATATGTAAGAACTACCTTATGGGGGCTATTCAAAAGGATACTAAAGACCAAAACAGAAGTGTATCCTATGAGGATATTTCTTCCGATATTGAGGAAAGATCTGACTTGGCTTATTATATTGACGAAGACCAAATTGACTACCGAGATATCATTATTAAATTCACAATAGAATTAGACAAATTTGTTGAAACTGAAAATCTAACAGACAACGAAAGAAAACTAGGTTACGCTTTGTTAGAAATCTTCAACAATTTTGACAAAATATTCCAAGTTGGGGAAGGTAATAAATTCAACAAAAACTTAATTTTATTGTCATTACGTGAAATGACATCACTATCTACTAAAGAAATTAGAATATCCCTAAAAAGATACCGAACACTTTATGAAGGAATTTTAGGTGGGTTTTTGGATTAAAATCTATTTATTAGTATGAGAACGATAAGAAAAAACATAGCATTAGAAACTGACTCAGCTTTAGCACTAATGCAGGAAATCTATAACGATATTGTAGAACAAAAAAATACAGCCACACTGATAATGAAAAAGATGCTATCATTTATGAAAGAATCTGAGGATATGTCAGTTATTGGACCAGTTATTAAAGAACAGCAAAAGATATTAAACGAGTGTACTGAAAAGAAAATATCACTTGTAAAAATACAAACTAACCTTATTCAAAAAGGTGCTAGTGACAGTAACAAATTTTCACCTGGTAAATTAACGTTAAGTGATGAAGATAGGGAAATCCTAGACAAATTAGTCAATGAAGACGATAAGGATAAAAGCGGCGAAAAATACTCATTATAATGGCTGATTTAAAAAAATTAAGGAGTGATGCTAAAGGTAAGTTTGCTGCGTTAACCACAATTGTGGAGAAAAAAGACGGGTTAAAAAATCTAACCAAAAAACTTGACGACGATGCCAAAGAGTTAAGTAAAAACGTTGGTAAAAAAGCACAGGATTTTGCCGACAAAGCAAAACAAAAAATACCTAATTTTAATAATGTATTTGAAAACCTAATAGGTGACCTTAATAAAATTTTAAAAACAGAACCTGTAAAAGGTGAGAGTAAGATTCGAAAATACACTAGAGAATCGGTTAACGAAACGACTAAACAAATAAAACAAGTTGTAATTGATAATGTTAAAGCTGTTTTATTCGCAAATGATAATGATTTTGGTTGTGGTTCAGGTTCTAAAATGCCAATGGACGCATTAAGTATAAAACCAAGTGAATTTGATTTTTTAGGTACTTTAAAAATGGACCCAGCATCAACAATGGGTAATTTAGTTTACGAAGATACCACATCTAGGAATAAAACAAAAATGAATAAAGACCTATATCAAAGTTTTGATAGCGGTACTAATTACACATTTACTAGTAATTCAGGTAATGATTTATTTACAATGGATTGGGATAGTGGAAGTCAACAATATAATTTAAGTGGATTACAAGGAGCCGGTATTACAACAATAGACCAATTTATAACACAATATTATGAAACAATCGAATTCCCCCAACCAAGTGATATTCTAAAAAATAGTGTATCAATGTTATTAGCTGGTGATGGCTCACAACCAAAAGAATTCGATATTAATATGAATAATTTAAATCGAATATTACAAAAAATAACTTGTGCCTGCGGTAAACCTAAAAAAGATGATGAATTACAACAAAATCCAAAAGACCAGTTTAATGAAGATGATGTTGATGAGCAAATGTTTTTTGACACAGACGATTTGGATGGTATTGATTTAGATGATGAGGCACTGAGATTCAAAAGAGTTTTGAGGTTTACTGATTGTAATAACTTTGAAGTTCCAGTTAATCCAAATCATATTGAGGATTTTTCATTACTATCCAAGAAAAACACATTAGATGCTTATAATTCAATATTAAATAAAATGGCAAAAGATGCGTATAATGCGTCAGGCGGTTCAATTCCAATTGATAATTTACGCATATCAATGAATCTTATGTCAATTTTTAATCTACCAAAAGCATTGTTAGGTTCAATATTTTCGGCTAAAATATTTTTACCGTTAGTGATATTATGGAAAACACTTAAAGCCGGAGTTTCGTCAGCATTTGTTAGTGCTAAACAATTAGTTAAAAATTTCTACAAATTATTTTATAACATTTTACAAGATTTGTTTTTTAAATTTATAACAATATTTTGGACTAAAGTTAAACCAGAACTAATTGCTTTAATTATTTCATTGGTCCCAAAAATTTTTAAAACATCAAAAGAAAAATATCTTAAAGTGATTAAAAGTTTACTCGCTTTCTTAAAATACGCGATACCATTTATTGGTATATCAAGTTGTGCTGAATTATATGAACAACTTTTAAAATTAATTGATTTACTTAGAGTTGGTATTAGTCAAAAGGTGCCTAGCTTAATGTTACAATTAGCAAAACTACGACCAGGATTTAGTGTCGATAGAGCATTAATTGAGGTTGCTCAAGGTTTAGAGAGTAGGGGTATAACCACTGGCGATTTCTTTGAACCTGGAGATAACAATTTACTAGCCACATTAGAAGAAACACTTAAAGGTTGGCATAGTGAAATGAATACTAACTCATTTGTTCAAATTAGTTTAGACGCCACATCAATACCAGTCGCACCAGCAGGTGGTGCGGCACTAATAACACCATTGGTTAGAGGAACCGGTTTAATGTCGTAATTAAATGGAAAAAGATAAAGTAATTGAAATAGCTAATGATGTGAAAAATCATTCAAATTCATCACTTATTGATGCTAGAAATTTTTTAATTGATGAATTTGAAAAAACAAAAAAATTAATAATTGACTTAACTCGACATATGGAAGGTGTGGAAGATTTATATAACGAAGTTAATAACGAAATAGGTAAAAGAATAAAATGAAAATAATTGATGTTGGTACGGTTATAGATATTTTAGATCCACAAGGAATTGGTAGAATACGCTATTTTTCTTTTGATGATAATATTGCTACAAAACAAAGAGCATATACTGGTCCTGCTTGGGATAAAAACGACCCAACTGTTGCATTACCTTTTTTACCGACACATATTAATATCATTCCAGAAGTTAAAGGTGCTGTTAAAATTATAAAACACATTGCAGAATCTGATGGTTTAACAAACCAAGAATATATCCCAGGACCATTTACAACTTCACACGATTTTCCATCACAATCATTTAGTAGTCAATTAACGTATACATCTTATGGTGTTGGTAGTATCCCTAAACCAGATATCAAAAGTTTTAGCGGGTCTAAATTATCTTTTGAGGACAATTACGTTGAAGCCAAATCCGTTGGTACAATGGCTAAATTAGGCGATATAGCTATAAACGGTAATTATGGTTCAGATTTATTATTAACTGAAGGCGGAGCTCAATTACGTGCGGGAAAATTTATATCTAAAGAAACAAAAAGTAAAACAATAAAAGAAAAATTAAGCATATATCCCTACCGCGGTAGAAAAGAAGCTAAATTATCTTTAAAGAAATATCCATATACTGCTGAATTATTCACTGAAACAACATTTGTGGATAAAATAAGTCGAATGGATTTAAAGCACATTGTAGAATACGATTTAAACGATTTTGAATCTCCTACAGGTGTAACAATGACAATTTACGAGGTTATTACTGGTGAAGGTGACAAATATAAAACAGATATCTTTAATCAGGAAACAACTAATTTTGGTGCAAATATTAAATTAATTTATCAAGATGAGATTGAAGTCGATTCAATAGAAGAGGCGTATGCTGAAGTAAGAACATTTATTGCTAATTTAGATAATGAAAAAATGAATGTGATATCATCAACCCTGCCAAATAAAACCGCACATCCATTTTATTTTAGACCAGTTGTTTCACCAAACTCATTAGTTAGAAGAGAAACCCCAACAAATTTAGGTAAATCAAATAAGGTTAAATTTCTTGAAAATATAGTTGTTAAACCTAGAAAAAATTACGGATTGTTTTTTGATGAAACATCTGCCGATCCTGTAATTTCAAAACTTAAAAAGACAAATCAATACGTTAGAAATAAAAACATTGTTTATGATGCTAAGGGTAAAATTTTAAGAGAAGATTATATAGAACAATCCATTGGTTCTGTTATGGCGGATAAATTTTTTATTCTTTCAACTGAAACAAATGGTGGTAGTGGTAAAAGTGTAGATTTCCCTAATTTAAACAAATATGAACTTGACCAATTTGATTATATTGAAAGAATTGAACCAAATACTTGGTCATCAGTTAGGGGCGAAAAATTAATTGAAATACTTGAATTAATGGTTGAAATGTTATTAGAACATAGGCACGGGATAGGTACCACCCCTGCATGGCCACAAGCCCTAAAAGATAAAATTAGGGACCTTAAAACTAAAATGCCAAATGACATGGTTAATAAATCAATTAGAATCAACTAATTCGATATTTATTAAATAAAAAGATGTCATATTTTCGTTCATACTTTGAAAAAAACAACACTATAATAAAAAATTCTCAGATTAACACGGCTAAAAACCCTAATACTGAGATATTTTATGGTTCCGGATTCTCAAAATTTATTTTTAAAGTCGATTTAACAGATTTAAAAGCAAAAGTTGATGGCGGGGACTACGTTGTTAATGGTAACACAAAACATTACCTTAAAATGACAAACACCATTTTTGGTGATGAAGCGTTTTTGGGGCAAAAAAGAGGTTCTGGTAGAGAAAGAGCCACCTCTTTTGATTTAATCATTTTTAAAATAACCGAATATTGGGATGAGGGTGTTGGTTTCGATTACGAACAAGTATATGATTTCACGTCTGGGAACGAAACATTCGACGAGAGACCGTCTAACTGGTTTAATAGAACTACTTTAGATTCTTGGTCTTCTGAAGGTGTTTATAGCACATCTCCAACGGTTATTGGAACCATTAGCATGGATAATGGTGATGAGAATTTAGATGTCGATATAACTGACTATGTTAATAGCATAGTGGTTAGCGGAAACACCAATCATGGTCTTGGTATAGCATTTAGTGTTTTATATCAAGATTTATCCCCAGCAATCGACCAATCTGTTTCATTTTTTACAAAATACACACAAACCTTTTTTGAACCATTCGTTGAAACCGTATTTGACGATAGAATTGATGATAATAGAGATAACTTTATCGCTGAGGTAAATCAAAATCTTTATTTATACGTAACTAAAGGTTCAAATTACTACGATTTAGATAGTTTACCTACGGTTGATATCTTAGATTATAATAATGCTGTTATTTCGGGTTTAGGTAACCTTACAACGACGAAAATACGCAAAGGGATATACAAGGTCACCTTTGGTCTTTCGGGGCTTCTATGCGACGGGAAACGCTTTTATTTTGATAAATGGAAAGGTTTGTCTATAGACGGCGTATCAATCGATAATCTTACTCAAAAATTTGTACCTAAGCCATATACTTCGTTATACACTATTGGCGCTAATCCGGTTGAATTACAGAGATATGTTATCCAATTTTTCGGGTTACAATTAAACGAAAAAATAAAATCTGGTGAAAATAGAAAGGTGGTTGTGACGTTTAGATCCTTAGATTATCCAAAATCAGTACTATTTGACGAGGTTTATTATAGAATATTTGTTAAAGAGGGTAAAACCCAGGTTAATGTATTTGAATGGACTCAGCTAGATAAAACCAATGAAAATTCATTCTTTTTAGACACTTCAATAATGATTCCTAGAGAATACTGGGTTGAAATAAAGGGTAAAACGCATAATGAGGAAATCTTCTATAAGGATTTAATAAAATTTGAAATTGTTTCAGAAAGATAAAAATATTTAAAATGAACCTTAAAGAACTTATTAGAAAATGTATTATTGAAACACAAGAAGAACGCATCACTGAAAGTGGTGAATCAGCGTTACCCCTTTTTGTTCTTAGTGGTGGGGTTAATCAAGATGTAAAAGAAGTTCACATAGCGTCTGAAGATACTATAAAAGAATTATTTAGTTTTGTGGGTGATGGTGTTAACGAAGTATACTACGAAGATGGTGAACTTATCATTGATTTTTGGGAAGACGCAAGGGGTAATATTAGCTGGAAAGATTATGCTCGGTTAGAAAAATACATGGAACAAATAAGTAATTACTATATGGATGAAGGAATATCTGAAATTATAACCGGATGGAATATTAACACAGTTCGTAGACAAATTAATATATCTTTTTCTGAGGATGATTACGATGTATCCTTCTAATTAACTAAATATTTATAAAAATGAACATCAACGAACTTATTAAAAAATGTATCAAAGAAGCTCAAGAAGAGCATATTTCAGAAACTGGTACATATATGGTATTGAGTAATTTAACTCAAATAAAGAACGATATTGAAATAATCTTATCATTTAAACACCACCCCGATTTCCCAAAATTAGTTACGGGAGAACACGCATGGGCCGGTGATCACATCACAACATCGAAAGATGATATTGAAGAAGTTGCAAATTTCATAGAAAGTTATATGGAACAAAAAAACCTAACCGAATCAGAAAAAGATTTATCTGAAAATGGTGAAATAGACGAAAGTAAAAACTGCCCCACCGACCCAGCAAAATGGTCGGCGTCTAAGGCGGCGGCTAAAAGAAAATTTGACGTTTATCCTTCAGCATACGCTAATGGTTGGGCTGCCAAAAACTATAAAGCAAAAGGTGGTGGTTGGAAAAAATGTAAATAGATGAACTTACAAGAGAACATACATAGGATTAGACAAATGATGATTTCTGAGGAGATGGTACAATCTGATGCTTGGAAATCTATAGAGAAAACATTGGACGTTCTTAAAAAGAAGAAAAAAGTTTTATTATTAAGTTGTTCTAATAGACATAATTGGGATAAAAACGATATTGATATACCAAAATCTAAAATGATTGCGATGTATCTTAATGATGAATTGGGTGATAAATCAACATTGATAGACGTTTCAGAATTAAACATAGTTCCTTGTGAGGGTAATGTATCAAGAAAAGACGGTAATAGTTGTGGTTTATTAAAATCAAAACTTAAGGATAAAGATAAAAATCCAACCGGTCACCATAGATGTTGGGCTAGTATAAACAACCCCAAAGATGAACTTTGGAAAATAAGTAAAGAACTATTTGAGTCAGATGCGGTTGTATTTCTAAGTTCCGTTAGATGGGGACAAACAAATATGTTTTATCAAAATCTAATTGAACGTTTAACTTGGATAGAAAACAGACACACGGCGTTAGGTGAATCCAATTTAGTTAAAGATATTGAAACTGGATTTATATGTACTGGACAGAATTTTAACGGTGTAAATGTGAATGATTTACAAAAGAAAATCCATGAATTTTATGGTTTTAAAATAAATGACGATTTATATTGGAATTGGCAATATACTAAAGATATAAATGACGAATCATTAAAATCATATAAAAATTCACATAAAAAATTTATAAAAGATACCAAATTATAATATGAAAATCGTTATAACCGAAAATCAAAAAAATAAAATTATGAATAGTAGTAATTGGAAGGAAGTAAGTGGTAAACTAGCTAAGACATTTTATTTTAAAAATTATAAAGAGGTGATGTCATTTGCGAATGAGGTTATGAAAATTGCTGACAAACAGAATCATCACCCAGATATGACGGTTCATTATGATAATGTAAAGTTATCCATCACAGACCACGAAAAGGGTAAGATAACCGATAAGTGCCATAAATTTGTTAATGAGGTAGATAAAATTAAATAATATGAAATTTATAGTATCTAAAGAAGATAAAGAATATATTGAAGAATCTTTAAAATCAGGAGAGGTCTTGCAAGAAGACCTTAGAAGATGGTTTAAAGAAAAGTGGGTAGACGTTAGTAAAAAGGTAGACGGTAAACACCCGCCTTGTGGTCGAAAAGACGCTGATGGGAAATCCTATCCAAAATGTAGACCTTCTAAAAAAGTGTCTAAAGAAACCCCAAAAGTTGCTTCATCTTATGATAAAAAAGAAAAAAAAGCAATGACATCACAAAAAAGAAGAGCCGAAAAAGAGGACCCAAAAGTCGGTAAAGGAAATAAACCAACTATGGTCAAGTTTGATGAACAAAGTAGTGTCGATGAAAGAAGTAGAAGTTTTGCTTTTACAAGAAAAAAAAGATTGTTTAGTCAACCAGAAAGAATGTCCAATCCTCTTAGATATAAAGAAATGGATAGATTATCTGAAAGTGTGAAAAAAAGAACAATTATTCAAATATCGGAAGAACAATTTAAAAGATTATTTGAATATAATGAAGAAACTCCAGTTTTAATATATGAAGATGAAGATGGTTCGGTACAAATGACCAACTATGTTATTGATAATATGTTAAATGAAGCCGAATATCAAGGACGTAAAGTTCAGCTAGGTAAGATAATGCAGGGCGATATTAAAAAATTTAAAGTGTACGTTAAGAACGATAAAGGTAAAGTCGTTAAGGTAAACTTTGGTTTTGGCGGTAAATCCGCTAAAGGAAAAAGAATGGTTATTAAGAAGAATAACCCAGCAAGACGTAAATCATTCAGAGCAAGACACAATTGTGCAAATCCAGGACCGCGTTGGAAACCAAGATATTGGGCTTGTAGAACTTGGTAATTAAATTAATTTTTGTTTTGACCAATACCACAACCTATTATCTGAATATCTATTTAAACATTTAGCATCTTTCTTTTCCACTAATTTACCTATTTGCACTAAATCAGAATGGCTTCGGATATCAATACCAACATTAAAGCCACCATCACATTTCTCATATGTGGTATTATTCATAGGGGGTTCATACTTACCCTCATCATCTAATTTTAACATTTTAATCATTTCGTCCTTTTTCATTTTACACTCAATACTTCTTGTGTAAATCATTTTTTCAAGGACATCCAATCTTAATTTGCTGTAATCAACTTCTGACATAAGTCAAATATACGTAATTTCTATAAAATAAAAAACCCCCGTATTTCTACGAGGGCTTTTATATACTACATTAAGAATACTATCTTAAAGTTCCCATGTCAAATGTTTGGATACCTTTTACAGAGATTACACCATAGTAACGGTTGTTAACCATTTTCTTTGCGTATCTTGTCATGATACCTTTGATAGGTGTCATGTTGAAAGGATTATACATTGTTGGAGTTAATTGTAAAGGCACATATGGTGCGTAGATATAACCAGCATCCAATAATGACTTACCTTTGTGACCAATCAAGATTTTGTCAGCAGGGAAGTAAGGGTCACGATACACTTGGTAACGGCCAGCTAAAGTACCTACTTTTTCAATACCCATGTTGTATTGGTCTTGCTCTGGATGAGCGTTTGATACGTGGAAATATTCTAAATCATCGAATACAGCAGAAACTTCTGAAGAAACTACAATCCAGTTTGCACCACCACGTAAAGTTGTTTTATGGATTTGAGCCGATAATTGGTTAATCTTTGTGATTAACGTTTGGTTCCAATCCTTTTGAGTGTAACCTTGTAAAGTTGCTCCTGATGAACCACCGTACTTCCACTCATTGTAATCCCACTTAAGAGACCAAGCAGCACCTTTACGTAAATCACGTAAGATTTCACGGTCAACCTCAGCAGCGATTTGCTCAGATAATAAAGCAGTTAATTCAGCTTCAGCATCGATGTTGTGGAACGCACTAACGTCTTGAGCTAATTCTGGAGACCAAGTTGCTCTTAATTTTCTTTCAGTTACAGAAACTGTTACAGAAGAAAGATCGAAAGAAACCTCACCGATTTCTTCTTCGAATTCTAATGAATCATAAACTCTGAAGTTTAATACGAAAGCAGATGCTAACGCGTCAGAAGCTAAAGTTACAGCGCTGAAACCAGCAGTTGCTGAATAAGTTTGTACGTCTACTTTTACATAGATTACACCTTCTTCGTCGCAAATGTCTTGGTATCCACCACTAGGATATCCTGATGTTGTACTTTTTTGACCGTAAGCAACGATACCTTTACCGTATTGTTGAGTTACAACGTTGAAATTTTTAGATTCACCAGAGAAAGATACTGTAGCTGATGCTAAGAAATCTTCAGTGTCCATTACAGAACCGTTTGGTCCGATTAATTTACCTTGAGCTGTTTTAGTGAAACCACTAAATTTGATGATTACATCACTCTTAGAAGTACCAGTCATTGCTGAGTTAGCTACTTCAGTTACTTGTCCAGCAGAGAAAGTTACATAAGATGCACCTGCTAAAGTTACTCCAGAGAATTGACCTTTTGAATAGTCAAATAAACCGCTAGTAGCTTCATCATTCGCTTCGTAGAAACGATCGTAAAGGTTTGTACCTGTGTAACCTGTGCTTGCGCTAGCTCCACCTGCACCACCTGGGATACCGTATGGAGAATAATGTCCGTTTGCTGCGTTTCTTTCTTGTATCTTAGGGATAAAGAAGAATAATTTACCAATTGGTAAGTTCATAGCTTGAACTGAAACGATGTCATTCGCTAATAATTTAGAGAACACACGACGAATAATAGGGAATACCACTGTCTCGAAAGAACCTGAAGCATCAGAAACTGCTGCTTCGTTGATTAAATAAGACGCTTGGTTTTCATACAATTGCGCGATGTTATCTTTTTGGTGACCGTCAAGGTTTTCTAAGAAACCTAAGTCATCCCATTTTCTAATAGTATCTTCTTTGATAACACGTAAATGTTTTAATCCAATGTTACCAACCATACCTGATTCTAATAATGCTCCCATTTTAAAATTTTTGTTTTTTAATTTTTTATTTATTATTTTAATTTTTTCATCAAATCTTTCATTCTTGCAAATTGAGGTGCTTCGTAAACTTTTGATTCAGAAAGTACTTCAGTTGAAGATGTTGAAGGTGTTGATGCAATTTTTTCAACAACTGACTCAGTTACAGATTTTTTAGATCCAAGTTCAGTTTTGATTGAATTGTAAAGATTTTTTGATTCATTTATAGTAGAAATTGTGTCAAATCTTTTCAAAATATCCAACTTCTCAGTTTTTGTTGTTGAGTGCTCAGTAAACAATCTTGTAGCGTAAGCTAAATTTGCATTGAATACAGCAACCTCGTTAAGTTTATCTTTAAATAGTAATAACGCCTTTTTATATTCAGCATTTTGCTTTTTTAACGTTGTAACTTCTTCGTTTACTGCTTCTCTTTTGTTACCAGCGAAATGTAATTTTTTACTTTTAATTCCACTATGATAACCGTGTCCGATGTTACGAGCAGATTCAGTCGCTTCAACTTCTTTTGATGTTGACATAACTTCTTCGTCATCGTTTTCACCGTCTAATTCGATTTCATAAACAGTTTCTTCTTCTTCACCTAATTCTTCGTCACCCGCCATTGGCGCGTCTTCTTCTTCGTTATAACCTTCAGAAAATTCTTCTTCAGATTCATCTTCTTCGTTTAATTTGATGATATATTCATCTTCACCATCTTCTAAACTAATGTTGTCACCATCTTTTTTAACAATAATACCATCTTCGTCAGACATTGCTTTAAACACTTTTAATACTTCTTCATCAGAAGCACCAGTCATGTCTAACATGTCATTGTCATCAGTTGGCATCTCGTCATCGATTGCTGGTAATTCATCACCAAATCCTTCTTCATCATCAGGATCAGATAAATCTTCACCATCAATGTCTTTAGATGGTTCATCGTTTATTGCTGGTAATTCGTCATCTCCCTCACCTTCAGCATCTGCTTCTGGGTCGGTAACATCTTCTTCATCTTCAGGAGCGTCTTCATCATCTGCTTGTTCAGCAGTTAACTTGATCTCCTCATCTTCCATAGATTCTTTAAGCAAATCGTTTAGTTCTTGTTTCATTGTTGACGCAAGGATACCTTTTGCATTTTGCTTTACTGCTTCCTCAAGTGTTTGCACTTGAAGTAACGCTTGTTCTAAAATTGATTTTTCAGTCATTTGTAATGATTAATTTACTATATAAATAGTAGTGTTTTTAAAAAAAGTTAGTTTTTAATCGTATAATCCTAATAAAAATTGTTATTTACTTAAAAAACTATTAAGGTTTCCCATTAGTTTTTTCATTCTATCATCAACAATTGGCTTTTCTTCAACAGATTCTTGATATTTGTCTTTATCAGATAAATCTTGGAAGATGTATGCGCCTGGTGTTGATGGTGATGAAACTAAGTCGAAACATACTAATTCAAAGTCATCTTGAACAATGTTTTGACCTCTTTCATTCTTTAATGAACCAACCCCTCTAGATGATATACCTAGAGTTGCTCCATTTAATAAAAGCATAGCTGCTTGGTCACCTTTAGTTGACACAATACCCATCTTTTTCCAACCCGGAGATGTGAATAGTTTAATTTTACCCATAAGGATTTTACTATCCCACCAAGTTTCTAAAATACTGTGGGATACCCTGTCTAAGTCAATAAGTGATGATGATGGGTGATTTAGTTCGTTTAATGCCGAACCGCTATTAATAGCTTGTTGATATTTTTCGTTTTCTCTTTTTAAGAGTGCCTGTGGGTATATTCTACCGTTCTTGTTTGGTGTATCGTATTTTTGTAAAACGGCATAGAGAATAAAGTCCTGATTGGTATCTTTATTCTCCATTTCTTTTAACACTGCTCTGTTTTCACTAGGAGAAATGTGTCCAGCGTCGTATTCTATTAAAATTCCCTTACCTATTTCGTTTGGACCTAATATCTTCATTTATAGATTTTTTATTCTATAAATATCACATAATTAAGTTCAAAACTTGGTTTTACTAAAATTAAATAAGGTTTTATCGATTAAACAATTGTCAACTAGTTTTTTTACTAGATTTTCGAGCATAAAAGTAACCTCTTTGTTCTTTATGTCAAATTGTTTTTCAGCGTATAATGTGATTTCAAGGTTCATGAATGATTTCTTATCCAATTTAATTCCCTTGGTTCTAATGTCTAAATCTACAATACTTTCTGTCTTAAAAAAGTTATTTAAATTAAATTCTCTAATTGTATCTTTAATTTTCTTTCTACTTCTTAATATAGTTCTATCGAAATCGTCAGATTCATTTGTTGGTTTAACCCAAGCGTTTAATTTTATGTATACTGTTTTTAATGTTCTAAAGTCAACAGTTCCGTAGCCAATTTTAATTTTTTCATATTCGCCTAACTGAATATACTTACCAAATTTCATTTATCTTTTCATGTTATTGTCATTTTATGGTGTTAGTAACTAATTTAACTAATTTTTTTTGAAATTCCAAAAAAACGGTAATTTTGTGATATATTTATTTATATATGATTATAATTGATTTAAGTAAGGAAAGAAATCTCGAATCTGCTCTTAGAACGTATAAAAGTAAGGTTCAAAAGACCAAGCAAATACAAAAATTAAGAGAAAGACAAGAATTTGTTAAACCTTCAGTAAGTAGAAGGAAGGAAGTATTGAAAGCGATATACCTTCAACAGAAAAAAAATGGTCTAGATTAATCCAGACCATTTTCTAATTGTTTTAAACGATAGTAGTTAAATTTCGTCGGGACCATTTCGTCCATTTCTTTTTTAACATCCGTTAATTTTGTTGCAAATGTTGCGTCGTTAGATTTTGCTTCACTTAAGAGGGTATCTACTTTAGTGGTTAAACTTTCTTTTAATTCGTTAACCTTTGTTTTTAAATCTTCATCAGAAAGTGATATAATTGTTTTTAAGGTTTCTTTTTGCTCTTCATTTAATGTGTTATTATAAAGAACGTTAAAATTGTTTGCCAAAACAGCATGTAATAAATTTTCATTTACTGTGTAAGTTTCGGTTGTTTTCTCAATATTTTCTTTTTTTGTTGTTAAATGTTCTACCAACTTCTTTTTAGCCATAACTTTCTTATCAATATTATTTAAGTTATCATCTTCTAATAACTGATCAATTGAATCGTAAAGTTTGTTTTCATCTATTTGCGTGTCATGAACCGACATGTTGATAACTTGACAAAAGCTATTAATTTTCGTTGCCTTTTCCTTTAATAATTGACCAAGTTGTTCAACATAAAGTTTAGCGGTTTCTTTATCCTCAAAATACTTGTTCTCTATTTCTTCATAAAATAGATACATTTCTTTGAAATCTCTATTCTTCTTAATCACCTTAAACAAGTTTTTTGTATTTTGTTTAAAAGTTTTATCTGTGTACGCCTCAGTTAATTTTTTCAATAACTTCGACTTTATTTTTCCAAAGTTGTTCATTTTTAATCGTTTAAAATATCTTTTAATTTATTCTCCATTTCATAAATATTCCTTTGTGCCTTTTCCATATTAAATAAATCTTCTAATTTATCTCCACCGCCTAAAGATGAGATAAGTTTAGCTTTTTTACCTTCACTTAAAGGTTCCTCACCACCACCTGATGGCGGTCCTGATGGTGCAGGTGGTGCACCCATTGCTCCGCCCAATTCAGGCGCTTCACCACCACCTTCAGCGGCGGTAGCCGCCTCTGCTGCTTGCCTTTCATCTTCTGAGATACCGTACTTAGCATCAACCTCATCAAATATTCCAGAACGTTTAATTACGGTCTGTGTGTTTGTTAATTCAAAGCCCATCGCTCTTTCAAGACGTTGTTGTTGTAAATCAAGAAGAACTTCATTGTCACTAAATCCAAGAATATTTTTCTTAGCCCATGTATGTGAAACTGGTAAAATACCAACTTGAGATTGATCAGATGTCGCATCTTTGTAAAGTGTGACTTTTTCTTTCCATTGTTCAATACGTAATAAATCTGATTGTGCAGATGGATTTGATAAACCTAATGTAAAGTTATTTAATTCATCTTCTAAACCTAACATGTATAGATGAATTAACGCAACCTTGTTTAATTCTTGAATTAATGATTTTTGAATTCTATTAATAGTTCTTGCAAAACGAATATCCATTAATGCAAGATTCTTACCATCACCAACAACTTCTTCAAAACCTAAAAACGCTTTAGGTATTCTAAGAGCCGCTAATAATTTCTTTTGAATATATTCAATATCCGCTATCTCACCTAAATTCTGTGCTCCAGGTAGTGTATCAATTGGGTTTGGTGCTGCTGGGTCACGTACTGGTATGAAATAATCTTGGTCAACAGCCATTTGATTATATCTCATATCCACTTGACCGTTTCTAGCATCTACTGATTGGTCTCTCTTGAATTTATTAGCAACACGTTGTACATATGGTTCAATATCTTTGTCGTCCATATTACCAACGAACACCTTGAATACCCTTCTTTCAGGGGCTCTAGATGTTCTATAAATTAACATAGCATCTTCCGCAAGTAATAATTGTTTCCAGATTCTTCTAATTTTATCCAACATAGATGTCCCATAAGGTAGTTTTCTATCATCACCTAAAATTCTAAAGTGAGCAATTTCCCATGCTTGGAATTCCATGTCACGATTTTTCCATCTAAACATTAATTCTTTAGTCGGT